GGTATTAAAGGTTTTAATTATTGTTTGTTTTAATATTCCAGCCATTATTGAGTAAAATTATTTTTTGAGACTATGTCCCCTAACCCTTTAATAAATGATGAGGTAGCTTGTTTTAAACCATCCCCCGCTAATTGAACTTTTGTAAGAGATGCTCCTTCTGAATCTACTGCTGTGGATAAATTTTCAGCTACAATTTCATTTACAAGAGTTAGATATTCAAGTAAGGCATTTTGTAACAAATCCCCCTTTACTAGAGGGTGTTTAGCAATTAATCCTAATTTAATATTAGGTGAATTTATTATACAATCCCCCGTACTATCTAAATTAATAGTACCTCCTGATGATATGCCAACAGCTTTACTACCAACAATAAAGGTAGCATCCTTTTTAGAATTTAGTAAAACTCTATCGGAATCTATTATAATCTGCTTCCCTCTATAGGGAAATTCGGGTTTATATGCCATCTGGTTCTGGTAATTCTGGTTCTATGTTTACTATATCAAAAGGTGTTCCAGTATTATCGGATTCCTTATTTGAAGCTAATGGGTTATCTACAGGGGTATTTTGTAGTAATTTAGTTGTATTAGCCGCAGGGAGAGCATCTACCCCAAATGAGGCAAAATTAGTTGAACCTAACATAATAGATATAGTTTGCCCCGATGTCATATATATAGATGAATCATCACCTTGTATATCTTCATATATTGGAAACCAGTTATTAAATCCGGTATCAGCCTTATTTTGACCGTTTCTAATTATAGTAATGGGTGTGCCATTAGGTCCTGTAGTACTCCAGGGTGATTGTACGTCTGAACTACCTGAAGGTTGTTTTGATGTAGACCCAAAACGGATTGAGTTTCCAAATCTTCCTTCTATAATAACATCCCCTTCATTAGGAAATAAATTTTTAATATCGGACTGTTCGGTGAAAGTTTTACCTGGGATTGGTTCTTGTATTTTATTATCCTCGTTATTTTCAGCCCCTAAATTTACAACTTTATTACTAATATTATCTGTATTAGCAGATATTCCGGATGAAGGAGAAGGTAGCATATTTAAATGGCTTCTATTCCATATATTTAAACCGTTTAAGTAGTAGAATTGGATAGAATCAGGGTTTTCTTCTAATAATGTATTAGATGAAGGACCTGCTATTATGAAAACTATTTCATTTAATAATGGGATCTTTTTTATATTGTTATCGAAGGGGATAGCTATATTACCTTGAGGAAATGTTTTGGGTATTGAGCCTTTATTTAGAGGTTCAAACCTAATAGCCCCTATTCCCGCATATTGGTTGCTAACTTGAAATGTGGATATAGAGTTAGAAGAAGTAGATAATGAAACATCTACAACTCTAACAGGAATAAAACCTCCACTATTTAGAGGTGTACTAGAGTTAGAATTATTTCCTAAAGTGGAATTTCCTAAAGTAGGTGCTTGACTATTAACTGGCATCTTTTACCTCTTCTACTTTTATCTCTTCAACTTTAATTTCTAATTCTTGGAGTGAGCTAAATAACATTTCCTTATCTTCATCAGATAATAATTCATCACCATCGGCCATTCTAGTATTCATAGCACGTTGAATAATACCCGCCATTTTAATTAAAGCATCGTCATTTTTTATAGCGAGTTCAAGGTATTCCTTAATTAAAGGCACCATTATAACAGCATCTCCGGGAGTGGTAACCATAGGTTTGAGCCCTTCAATTAGCGAACGTAATTGAACTTCTTTATCCTTTTGGTTGGTGTGTATTTCTTTTAGTAAATCCGCGTAAGTTTTCTTACCGAATAAAGTTATTTGAGTAAAATCCATAATATTGTGATATGGATATAAATATAGTTATAGAAAAGATTTATAACCTCATACTAACATACCCGCTATCAATGTATTGGGACATTAGTTTTACATATGTCTTTTTCATTTTTTTAATTACCTTAGTAATTTGTGGGGTAGATTGGTTAGTAATCTCCCTAATGTATATGTATATTCCTTTTTTATTAAATAAATCTAAATTTTCTCTCTTACGAAATAACTCAACTATAGCATCTGCTGTTTTAGCATCCTCATTTTTAGTAAATAAGGTAAACAAATGTATGTCCATATATTTAACAAAGTAATCTAAAAATGCTAATTGGTCATTTTCTAAGGGTTGAATTGAATTGTTAGATAGATCAATGGTAATTGTTTGATCTTCATCTACAGCCATTACATCGGCTTTTAATTTTAATTTCTTGTAATTAGTGTTGTTGTATAGAATAAGATAACGTTTAGCTATTGTACCAAAGTAAGAATAGGCTTTACCTTTATCTTGTTGGTATAGGTGGAGTTTTTCTAATAGAAAAGTAGTAACCTCGTGTTGTAATTCTCCTATTGTCTCTACCTCAGTATAGTAAAATTTAAAGGTATGAATTATATTTTCAGTTAACTTAAAAAAAGCATATTTAATACGATCATTATATAATATATTACGTTGTAAACCATCCTCCATAGCCAAATACTCTATAATAGCATCTTCGGTATCTTGAGTAAAGTACATTTTTTTCGTCTTAGGGCGACGTTTACGTAAAGTTCCTTTTTTAGTATATTGGGGTCCTTCATCATTTTGAGGAACAGATAGAATTTTCCCCCCAATGGTTTCAGTTAATTCTTCAGACATATTATTTGTTGATATTGTAATCGTTGATTAGTGATTGGATTTCTTTAATCCCTGTAAAAAACCAACCTATTTCATCGTCGGATTGGAAGATTTGCTTAGAATCAATTTCTTTGATCTTCTTATCAGATTCAGACATAATAGTAGAGATATTTTGAATATAGTTATCCCTATCTTCAATCATAGCCTCTAACTTTTCATTTTTTCGTAGTAAATTTATAATAACAAAGACAATAACCCCAAATATGAGAATGCCGCCGTTAATCAGTATAATTAATGTTGTTGTACCCATATTATAATCCTTTAACCAGATCCATCAACGCTGTATTTCCTGCGCTAGTTTTGACTAGATTTGCGTTGACTCTATCTTGTTTAGTTACTTTAGATATTTCTTGTTTTTTTCCGAAGGTGTGTAACCAATCACGTTCCCATTCTACACGAGCAGCCATTAAGTCGGCTTGGTGGAGTACAAAGGGTAAAGAGGTTCTTGGTTTGGTTTCATTCATAAAACCTTTAAGGTATGATTCGTTTGCCTTATCATATAACCCATCATGGGTTTTAATTGCAATATATTCGTTAGTAGTTACTTGAATACCTGCTTCTTGTAATAAAAATAAAGAACGGTCTGGAACTGTCATGTATCCTAGAGCAGTATTAAAGGTATACATTTCTCCTAGGTTCTTTTTTCTCCATTCATCGGTAGAAGGAAAAACAGATGTTTCTTCGGCTGAACCTATTTTGCCTAAATCATGATTTAAGGCGGACACGAAAAGCTCTTCCATAGTATAGGTTTCAACCATCCCCATCTCTACCCAAACCTTATGAACCTTAAATGCCGCCTTAATCACTCTCAAAACATGATCTGCATACCCTCCTGGAAAACAGTTGTGGTAAGCAGTCTTATGAGAAGCTGGGAGTAAAGCTATACGTTCATCAAATTTTTTATAAAAATCTATGAATTGTTTTTGACGATCACCCTCAACATATTTTTCAATGCCTCGAATAATCATATCAAAATTCCCCTTAATCTCTTCAGCTCTCAATACCATTTAGTCTTGTCTTTCGTTGTTTAACAATGTTACCATTTCTTCAACACGTTCCTTACCAGCTTCAATTAATTCTCTAGTTTGCAACATATCTCCTCTACTGGAAGCGGAATGAATACCTGTTAGGGTATTTAAAAGTTGTTGGCATTTTTGTTCAAGTAATCCTTTATATCTCATAATAATAATTTAATAAAATTTCTAATGCTTGATCTATTGTCGTGAATATACGAACCCCCTTTAGCTTCTCCAAATTTGTTTTGGAGATAATATAAATAGATTCTCCGGGGTATTTTTCAAGATGGATAATAGGATAGGATTCTGTTTTTAGATTCTCTTCTAACC